GGCTGTGGCATCGGCTGGCCATCCGGCCCCATCTGCGGCTGTTGCGGCCCCTGCTCAGCTTCTTCGCCTAGTTCGTCATCGTCATTGTCGTGATCGCTGTCTTCGAACTCGACAACCTTGTCACCCGATACCATCGTACGCAGAACGGCGACCGTCATATGATCGACCACTTCCGCCACGTCGCGAGTGACGAGCTGCGAACGGCCATCCTCTTCGTCGCCATAGGGCTCGCCATTGTAGAAGCCGAGCAATGCCGCGCGCTGCTCGTCTAGCGTGTTGTCACGCGCTCGCGTTTCCTCTTGTTCGAGAAACTGGAGAAGATCGGGGGCGTCAATCATCAAGCAATGCCCCTGCTGGAATAGGTGATTTTCTGCGCCTTGCGTGGCTCTTCGTAGGCGACGCACATCGCGCCGAAGGCGTCGGCGCCGTGGCTTGCCCAATCATGCTCGGGACCAAGGCCAATCTGCCGCGCTTCGTCTTTCTTCTCATGATACCAGCCAAGCGCATCACGCCCGGCCTGCGTCGTCTCTTCGTCAAACCAGATGGACGGAAACATACGTCGCCCGGCTTCGATCCTGGCAGCGCTTGCGCCCTTTCCCTGATTGGGAATGACCGTCACGTTGTAGCCAGCGTCTCGCAATGCGCTTTCGTAGGACACGCTGTGCACGCGATCGTGCGTCGCTCCGTCATGCGGAAGCCAGAACTCGGCCCGGTCTGGCGTGTAGCCTTTCGAGCGCAGCCAATTCAGGTGCGTAGCCAGATCCTGGCCAACCGCTTCGTAATAATCCCGCGTGCGAATCTCGCGGCCGATGAACTGTGCCGGCCACATCGAGAAGGCGTCAGCCCTTGCACCAGTGCCGCCAATGTCAACGAACAAGCGGATCGTCATCAGCGGGTCAAAGCTGACCTTGCCAATGCGACCTTCGCTCTTAGCTGCCGTCAATTGCTTGGCGTAATAGGCGCCTTCGGCAACCGTGATGTAGCCACCTTCCCAAATGTGTTCGTATTGGTCGGGCTGCATCCGAAGGCAGTCCAGACGCTCCTGCTCAAGCTCTGGAGTGAACCACGGGTTATCGCGCCAGTTAGCCTGAACGACGACCGCGCCAGTGGGCTTCTCAGCCCCTCTCAGCATCACATCAACAGGGTCGCTCTTGCGTCGCGCGTTCCAGCTAGCGAGAATCTGCGAGCCGGGCGCGCGGATCGTTGGGCGAAGCAGCGACAGGCTGTGCGCCGATACCGTCTGCGCTTCCTCTAGCCACGCTCGCCTGAACCCCTCCAGCGACTTGATAGATTCCGCCGTGTGGTCCTGCATGCCTTGGAAGATGATGACGCCATCCCCCGGCGTTTCGATCAGCTCCTTGAAGACCTTAAACCCGTCCGCCTCGCCCAGGCCGAAGTCGGACAGCTTCGTTTCGATCAGCCGCTTGGACGATTGCGCCAGCGACTTTTGAACCTCACGAATGCACACCGACAAAAGCCCGCGCTCAGCAATAGCATCCTCGATCAACAGGCCAGCGAAGAAGTGAGACTTGCCCGAGCCACGCCCACCCCATGCGCCCTTGTAACGGGCCGGTGCTAGCAGGGGCTCGAACGCCTCAGCTGTTGGTATTCGAAGGGCGGACAATTTCCCGCACTACCTTGTGAATATGCTCCCCGTCTTCGCCTGGGCCGTTCACCTGAAGCGGCAACAGCTTCGGGTAGATCGTCGTCCAGAAGGCAGCTTCGTTCTTCGGGTCTTCCTTCGCCCAATTCACTAAGCGCTTTGTGCCGCCAAGCTGGTCAGCAGCGAGCGCGATAGCTTCCTTGGCGATCAGCGTGGTTTTGTTGAGCGCGCCCTTACGGCGACCCTTTCCAGCGTTTCCCCTATTCGGGCCTAGTTTAGGCTCAGTCATGACGCTGCGCCCAGCTCCGCCGAGGCAAAGAACCTTTCGCGGAACATACCAGATATCGCATCCCAATAGATGCAACCGCAATTGCCCTGGAACGCGATATCAAACACGTACATGATCGGGCCGCCGCACTTATGGCGGACGAGCATTCCCACTTCTATTGTCATGATGCTTCCCCGCCCGTTTCCGCTGCCGCAATGGCTGGGCGGTGTCCTGGGTTGTTAGCGAGTCACTCGCTTCTGCCGCTTGTCGGCGATGTTGCTTGTCTGTCGTGATGCTTCGAGAAGGGCGGCGGCAATGGCTATCCAGATGATGCCGCGCCAGTCCATGCTAGTCCCATTCCTCATCGCGACCAAAGCCCATTGGCCAAGGAGCACGCCAGATGGAATCGCCTTGCGCGTCGAGTAGCCCGGTATCGATCGCGTCGTGATCGTGAACCGTGATGCAGATGGCCTGGCTTGGCTCTGGAGCGAAATACTCATCCTCGACCCAGCCGCTTGAGCGAGGGCGGACGAAGTACCTCGCCATAGCTCGCCTCTCGATTAACCCAGCAAGTCGTCCAGTGCTGTGCGACGTGGCCTAGCATAGGGAGGATGAGACTGCGCCAGGTGGGCGCTTGCTGGTCGGGCCGAAGCCCAAAGCCTTGAAACGAAAAAGAGCCGCAACCCTTTCAGGCGCAGCTCTAACTATTGCTGATCGCCTTAGCATGCCACACCCCGCATTGTCAAGCGGCTAAACGCCTAGAGCTTGTTTTTCTTCTGGCGTGAGTTTTGCGAGCGCTTCAGTTCGCAATTTCTCCCGCTGTACGATCGCTGATTGAGCAGCGGCCCTGCGTTCATCGTGCGCCTTGTGTGTCTCCCACCATTGCCGCGTTTCAGGCGAGAACTGCTTGAAGTCGACCCCGCAGCTTTCGAGTGTGCGCAACAGGTCGCATGACACACGCGTGAGGCGCTCAATCTCACGATGTGCGCTACTATCGTAGCTGCTCGATGACATACCAGAATCACACGGCATTCTAATTCTCCCTAGTAAGAAAGGCGCTCTTTCATTGAGATAACATCGGCCACGAACTGCACCACGATACGCGCGGCGGCGGTCGCATCGTTCTTGCACTCGGTAAGCCGCGATCCAGCATATCCGGCCGGCTCGTCAAAGCGGCAGACGTTCTCCCAAACGTTCCAGTACTTCGCCGGGAAATATCCCTTGATACGATGCAGATCGTCCCTCGCCTCAATCTCGCGCATATTGCCTTCGCCTGGGCTGCCGAACACCGTCCGATCCAGATTGGCCACCAGCCCGCCCGACGTGCTGATTGCGTCCCATAGGGCAATGCAATGGTCGATCGCGGCGTTCTGGCTGTCCGACAACAGGCGAGCGGTGCGCCAGCGTGCTACCGGGGTTCCACCGCGATTGATGACGACACGCAGATTGCGGTCATAGTCCCCATGCTGGGCTGCGTATTCGTTGACGAGCGGTTGGCTCGCATCGTTCGCTACCTGTGCGTCGGCCAGCTTTTGCAGCGGGCCTCGCGTGTCGATCTTTAGCTTAGTCCGCTTTGCCATTGCCCGCCCTTTCAGAATTGACCGTTCGTCCAGTATTTTTCACAGATCCATTTCACGAAGGCCGCGCCAAGCAGCGCCAGCACCATGAGAAGCATTAGTCCGGATCATCAGGAGCATGAGACCTGAGACGGTCACTTCCCGCGCCTCGCGGCCTTGATTGGAATCGCGATGCATTCGCAGACGAAATACAACACGCCGAGCGCCGCGATTACCCGAATGGTGTCCGACGCGAACCAATCCAAAACTTCGATCATGTCGTTTGCTCCAGATCATCAGCGCCGTTGGTGCGCCAGAAAAACGCTATGTCGTGGGCATCACCGCGAAGTCTCCAGACGAGCTGGCTAGCGGTGTACGTGTGCCGGGATACGACCCCGTTCGCCCACTCAATCCCAAGCAATGCGTTCGGGTCGCGGGGCGGGTATCCCTTGTTGGGCCATCTACGGAATGCCATTGGCGGCCTTCAGCTTTTTGAGCAGCGCGCCCATCGATTGAGCAACGGCGGCGCGTTCCTCTGGCGGGCGGCGATCGGGCGGTGGGGCAGACTCCCCGATCCCGAAGTTAGGCGCGGACTTGAACCCGGCGACGGGCGTGTCTTCCTTCGCCTCGATCTCTCGGATGATGGCCGGAACAATCTTGCTCGGGTGATCGGCGGTCTGCATCGCTCGAACAGCAGCGGCCTTCACCGCGCCAGCCGGCAGATGCGACAACGCCATGTATGCCGCGTCGTACCAAGTATCTTTGTCATCAATCGACATGCCGACCGGGGCGCACAATTGCAGGCACGGTGTCAGTGCGTGTACGATCTCCGGGAAGCTAACCGGTTGCGTAACCGTGGCGAGCGAGCGCCCGCTGCGCGGCGTCAACTGTACTACCGTGCCCCGATTGGCTTGCTGGTCGTTGTCCTGGTCGTGATCCATCTCGGTTGTCCTGCTCGATTACCCAATTTGCGAATGCGGCTTGCCAGTCTCGCTTGACGGCGTTCGGGCCGTTGGCTGAGTGCCAGTGGTTTTCGAAACTCTCGCGGGCTCGGCGGCCCCATTCCTGCCCCCGGCGGTCCACAACCTCTCGGGCTACCGTGCCGTCGTTGAAGCGTGACGGCTTCCAATCGTCAGGCAAACGAGTGCCAGCCTCGCGCGCCCGTCTCACACGGGGGGTAGGATTAATTTCTTTAGGGGGTCTGGGGGACGTTTCTTTATCAAGGACGGGGACCAATTCCGCGGTTTCCACGGATTCCGGTGGAATTCCG